AGGCCAAAAGAAGGACGCCCCGAGGGGCATCTTTACCTCCGAAGTCTCATTGCAGTTCGGACAGTCCATGTAGCTCTTCATCTCAACGCCAGGCTCATTCTTGTCAATGAACTGCCTGAGCGCTAGTGAGTCCCTAGCAGGCATGTTCCTGATGAAGGATGAAATTGCGGCCTTGTCTGTCTTTCCATCGACAGACACTAGAGAGAACTGGAGGCGTGTTGTCACAAGGTTGTCTGCAACTGCACCTGACTTCTTCTTCCTCTCCTGGATCTGGAGGATCTCCTCTTCGTCGGAACCGGTCAAGAAACGGAACTTGATATTCTTCTTAGTCACAGGAAGCGTGAAATCGAAGATGTTCTGTCCTACCTCAACCGGCTGTATCTCAAGTGACTTTAGCGGAAGCTGTGATAGGTCAAAGGACTGCTTGGACTTAGTTGAACAGGCAGGACAATCAACCTCAGCAGTGTACTCAGAACCATAACCTGTGATGCGAAGGGCAACCATTACGGCATTTCTGTCGCCTGATATCATCTTTGTGACATCGATTCTCTTATCAACGAGACAGGACTTGATAAGCTCAGTAATGACTGTGCCCTTCTTGATGAGGGCCCTGGAGGTGAGGATGTCTTCCTCTCGGGCAGTCATGGCCCTGATGTCAACAGTCTCAAGTCCATGAAGTGCTGAATCTGTCGGGTAAACCACGCCATGAGATGGAAGTGGAATGGCCTCAACAGGAATCTCAAAGCCGAAATCATCCTTCATCACATCACGAGCAGGAATCGGACTTGAACCGCCGCCGCCACCAAACACTGTGTTCCTATCACCACGATCAGACAATGTCATCTCCTACAAATTGCTTGTTAGGATTATCGACAATCGCGATGAAAGGTAAACAAAAAAGCAATGGCCCGAACAAAGTTCGGGCCACGCCGGTTCGATCCTGGATCAGTACTGCAGGACGCAGTTGTCCATCTGCAGGGTGAGCGCAATCTCAACTGCATCCTCAGTTCCATAATCGAGATCATTGAACTGTGCAGAAGTGATCTGGGCACCCTTGATGTCCCAAAGTTCAACGACTGTTCCGACAGGATCGAGCATCTTCAGCTGGATGTCACGCTTGTAGAAGTCTGCGTAGCCAGCGCGGCCTGAGACTGTCTCATTGTGTGAACGAATCCACTCCATGACCTGCTGTGCACCTGAGGGTGCAATTGGGTCGTAGAGAGTGACGGACATTGTGCTGAACTTTGCCTTGCCTGCAACGTAACGGACCGTGTTCATCCAGTGGATTTCAGTTGCCTGCATTTCCATCTGTGGCCTTGACGTCGTCTTTACCAGGAACGAGTCGATGCCCTCAATGGCAAGAATCCATCGAAACTTGCGCTTCGGCTCGAACCTGTTGGGCAGCATGTCTGTGACTGAAAGGGTTTCTGCCATATTGACTCCTTGTTCCTTATCTATTCATGAGCTTTAGATCATTGCCCCAGCATTTGTCACAACGAAGTCGAGAGATACGAACTCGATGGAACGGGTCGGCTGGACGAAGATCTTTCCGCGGATTGTGTTGTTTTCCACGTCTGCCTGCGTCGTCGTAGTGGTGTCAATCTTCACCTTGTAACGATCCACACCGGACTGGGCCTGGATCTGCTTGAGGATGGGATCGACCAGTGACGAGAACCTTGCGAGCGTGGACTCACGGTTCGGCTCGAAGAGGATGGTATTTGCAACCGCCCTCACCCTACGCCTAATCTCAATGAGAAGGCGCCTGACATTCACTCTGTCAAGTGCAGACTGCCTTGCAAGCATTGTCTTCTGTCCATAAACGACAGGTGACACGGAACCGGGCACGGTTGTGACCGGGTTGATGTTGCTTGAGTACAGGGTGTCCAGGTTGACCCTATTGAGCTTCACCTGTGCCTCAATGACATCACTGAGTGCGCCACGTGTAAAGCCTGCTGGAGCGAACCATGGGTATGCAACCTTGTCGTTCAGTGCAAAGGCACCAAGGACCGAGACTGATGGGGGAATGACAAGGTTTGCACCTGTGCCCGGATCAGTCATCACAAGGTCAGGATAGTAGGCTGCAGCGAATGATGTATCCATCACCCTATTTGCAAAGGCCGTTGCCGTCTGTGTCACGGATGGAACCTCAGTCGAGCCCGTTATCACCGCACCATTGACGTCCTTTTGCTGGATATCCATGATGTAGAGTGCATCGAACCTTGACTCAACGGCCGACACTGCGTAGTCTGTGATGCCTGGCTCCCTGATTCCCGGTATTGCGAGGATCTGGATGTCGACATCAGAAGTCTCAGCGAGGATGTCTATTGCCTTCCTGTAGGAAGCGACTGTCGGTCCATTTGAGCCGAACTGGTTCGTTGAGTAAAGCATCTCACGAACAGCGGCAGTATCATTCAGCGCAGACTTGTTCTGGTCAAAGATGTTTACACCATCGAATCCACCATGCACAGGGAATGTGAACTTCACAAACCTACGTGATGTGCTGTCTGCAAGGTCACTCACGGCAAGGAACCTGTATCCTGCGCTGGGGCCACCTGTACGAAGGTACGAAGCCGATGTCCAAAGGTTTGGATTGGGTAGACCTGTAGAGGATGCCGTGATTACCTGAATCCTCTCGATCGTGAACGCATTATTGTTGAACACGTCGGCATCGTAGATTGCGCCATTTGCATTGGGTGTACCGTTGTTGTCACCAACCCATGCATTGGCAAAGTCCGTGTGGTACTTGGGGAAGTACTTGACATGAGACTCAACAGTATAATCGGCATAAGAGTTCTTGTTCGGCTCTGTGATGCTGTCATTTGCCTCAAACTGCAATCCCCAGTGAAGGTATGGAGCAGTCCTCTTGCCACTTCCAACTCCGATAGATACCGACTTGCGGAAAGGAACTGGTGGCTGGACGGCCTTTAGGAGTTCTGCGCTGTTTGAACCGACAGTGCCAAGGAAACCGCTGCCCGATGTGACCAAGTGCCAGAGTCCACGGAAACCTGCTGGGAGTGCAGATGCCGGTACTTCCTTGTTCATCACATCATCTGCAATCTCAACTCTGATGTAGCTTGACACGTTGGGGTAGAGGCCTTCCATTGCAAGCTTCTGAGATCCAACGGCACGATCAAAGTCAAAGTAGACCTTCATGTCACCGATCACCTTGCCGAAGAATCTAGGATTGTTCGGATTGATGCTCAGCCCAACAAAGCTCTCAAGAACGACCTGATTGTCATCGGTGTCACCGAACTCACGAACGAATAGGTCGAATGTGCCATACTCGGAAGTTGGGTCAGTGGAAGGCGTAATGTTCCTTATTGAGATCTTGACCTTTGTGTTGGCGTAAGCGCCGTCATCACGTGCGTGAACCTTGAAGAGGTTGACACCTGTTGGGTCACCAAAGCGCTGGGAGATTACCCATGGTGAGAAGGCTGTCTGGAACCTGTCCTCAAAGCCCTCATAGTTGGGAACTACAGCAGTTCCTGAGTTGTGGCTCTCAGCGGACTTTAGTACGAATGCAATTTCCTGCTTTGTGCTATTGCCTGCCCAGGGTCCCATATTCAGGTTTGAACCTGTTGGAACTGCATACTGTGAGTACACATCGTATGCCGTATAGAGATAGTGACCTGCCTCTTCAATGCGAGTCGGATCAGTGTTGAAGAGGGTGGCAAAGTAGTTTGCAGCACTTGGATCGAAGCTTGCAGAAACGGTGTTTCCGAAAGCATCGTTTGCCTTGTGTCCTGAGAGGAAGAGGACGAACTCCTGCTTACCAGACGAGATGTCAAGGGTTCCAGTTGTGAAGCCAACCTTGTTGGCAGGTGCACTTGAGATGCTCAGGTTGTTGGTGTAACCAGCCTCAGCAACTGATGCCGAGAGTGTTGGTATGACACCAGATGGCACCATGAGGACGCCCCTGATGATAGGGGCTGCCTTGGCTGAGGCCTGGATTCCTGCATCAGACAGATAGGTCGAACCTGCCGATTCGGACATGAAGCAGCCGAGGAAGTAAGTCCTTCCAGGCGTATCGTGACCCCATGAGTAAGCATTGGAGCCAATGTCGCCAGTTGACTGCACAATTTTGTCACCGACCACAAAACCTGAGTTTGTGACCTTTCCTGCATTGATGCCGCCCGCGGTCCTTGCCTTGCCATCTCCTACACCAAGCACCCTGAGGTAAGTTCCTGCGTTGGCATTCTTTAGCCACTCGTAAAGTGCTAGTGGTCCAAACTGGCCACTTGCAGAATCGAACTTATTCACAAAGTCCTGGTAGTTTGCAACCGTCACGGGGACGAATGCAGGTCCACGGTTCGCGGTGCCGATCACACCGGCTGGCGTTCCGGTGGGCGTCACTGATGTCGGTCCGGAGAGGTCAATCTCCCTTGTGCCTACACCAGCGCTCTTGAAAGTGAGTTCAGCCATTTGTCAAGCTCCTGTCTCTTGTAACTATCACTCAAACTGCACACCGGAGTTCGTTATGACGAAGTCTATTGAGATGAACTCAACAGCCCTGGTCGGAACGACCACGATCCTGCCGTTGACCCTGTTGTTTTCAACATCGGTCTGCGTATTGTTTGTATCATCCATGATCACGCGGAACTTCTCGATACCGGCCTGTGCCTGGATGAGGGCTAGCCTCGGTGTTACCTGATTGACGAACCTTGCCCTGGTGGCGGGTGTGTTCTGTTCAAACAGGATGCCGTTGGCAATATCTGTCACTGTGCGCTTCACTTCGATCATCAGGCGGCGGACATTCACTCTGTCAAGTGCGGACTTGGCAAGCTGAAGTGTCTTCTGTCCGAAGATGACGAAACCACCCGTTGGGAAGACAGCGATCGGATTGATCCTGCCTGAGTAGAGTGTGTCCCTGTCACCTGAGTTCAGGCGAACCTTGACGTTTGCAACGAAGTCCAGGGCACCACGATTGAAGCCAGCCGGCGCGAACCATGGGTACGTGACCTTATCGTTGAATGCCATTGCACCGAGAGCGGCAACCGAGGAAGGAACTATGACCCTCCTGCCGTTGACTTCATCGTTGACCTGGACGTCTGGGAAGTACGTTGCGGCGTAATTGTTGTCAATTGCCCTGCCGATGAATGTCTCTGATGTGTACCTGACACTTGGCTTTGTCGTAGTTCCATCCCAAAGCCTGTAGCCATTATCATCGTAAGAGGGAATGTCCATGACGTACATTGCCAAGCTATTGTTGCGAGCCTTGTCGGCGGCATAGTTCGATACAAGTGCGTCCCTTATGCCTGGGATTGCAAACACATTGACGTTGGTCGTGAACTCATCGGTCATAATGTCAACCGCAGCCTTGTAAGAAGCAACGATGTTATTGTCATTTCCGATGCCTGCGGCATTTGTCTGGAGACCGGCCTCCACAGCACCGAGCGCCTTTCCGTTCCCACCGTTGGCAGTCGATGAGGTCTCAGTTGAAGATGCCCTGTCATTCATCAACCTGTTGTCCTTGTCGAGGATGTTCAGGCCGTCGAAGCCGCCGTAGAAGATGTTGGTGAACTTCATGTAGGGTGTGAACCTATTGAAGACCACCGAGGACGAGTGGATGAGCGTTGCCATCGTTACGCGGTTGGTGGCGCTGCCGTAGACTATCCTGTAGTCTGAGGCGTCGTTGATTCCATCGCGTACGTAAGCGGCTTCCCTCATGTGTGCATCGGAAGTTCCTGTGACGTCTGTGAACGTCTGGTTCGAGAGGGCGACCCTTGCAAGCGTGAACTTGTTTGCATTGAGCACGTCCGCTGCGGATCCTGTCACAAGGACATCCTGCTGTGCAATACCCTGGAACTTGGTGTATGCCGCCACGATGGGGTTCTGCATCACGCCGAGGTTTGCGTTGAGAATGGCATTTGAAACCGATCCTGTGAGGGGTACGGATGTTCCCATCACGCCCCAGTAGAACCTTGAATCTGCCCTCTCATTGACACCAGGTGAACCGATATTTCCGTCCGTGGTGCTCATCTCACCCCTCGTCACCTTGAATCGAAGCGGAAGGGGTGGAATGAGTGAACGCTTCATGTCAGTGGTTGCACCCCTTCCATGCAGCCTTGTTCCAGCAACGAACGTCTTGCCGTCGAAGGTGAGGTTACCACCACCATCGAAGAGCGAGTCGTTAGTCTTCAGGGCAGGAATACCGTGGAAGCCGAAGGGGAGAGCATCAGATGGGACCTCACCTGTCTCGACAGCCGGGTTCATGACCACCCTGATGCTTGGGCTGCGGTTTGGATACTTTCCTGTGATAACCAGCCTACGCTCGTCACCATCATCAGCGTCAAAGTTGTAATAGACCTTCTTGTCACCAATCACCCTGGCGATGTAATTGTCTGCCTTTGGATTGAGTGAGAGGCCTGGGTAGGCTTCTACAATCTCCGCCTGGATGTCGTCATCGAGGAAACGTCTTACCTGGATGTCAAAGGTTCCGTATGGGTTTGACTTGTCAGTTGAAGCATTGACATTGGCAACAGAGATCTTTACCTTGTCATTGCCCCATGCACCGTCAGAGATCGTCTCGAAGTGGAAGAGATCGTACTCCATCTTGCCGAATGGCTGGGAGATGAAGGCTGTGGTGCGAGGTGTGGTGTAGCGCGTGTCGTACCTACCAAACTTGGTATTGAAAGCACCGGAACCCGAGAGGATACCGATCGTTTCTGTGGTACCACTCTTCCTGACAGGTGAGACCTCCTGGTCGACTGAGAAGTCGAGGTAGAGGAGGTGCTTCTTCTCGGAGAAGAGGTCAGGATCCGTGTTAAGGACCTTTGAGATGTAAGCATCGTCATTTGGATCGAGGGATGCCGTGAGAATCCTGACGCCTACGAAGCCATCAGTGACGTTTGTAGCAAAGTCCGCATTTGAAGACGAGATTACAATCTTGAACTTTCTTGATGTCGATGGGCTTGATGAATCCTCATCAGAGA